GCCCCGTGAGCCCAAGGTACGGCCGTGGCCAGGCACTGGGGAGGTGTTCGTTACAGACGTTCACAAAGGGGTGCCCCGGCCGGAGCCGGGGCCTGTGGTGTGCGAGGCGTCGCGCGGCGACGCGAGGCGATGCGAGGCGAGGCGCAGGTGGTGAGCACAGCCCACCAGACAGCTTGAGGCTGTGAGCTGGGGTGTGGGCGGGGCCTCGGGTGAGGCCCCTCTGTGGTGTGCGCTGCGACGCGTTGCGGCGAGAAGCAAGGAGCCGCGGGGCGTGGCTGGTGAGTCACCCCACCAGAGAGCAGGGTGGCTCTGTGTTGGGGTGCGGGGACCGCTGGGGCCCCCTCGGTGACGTGCGGGGCGCGGCGGTGCGATGCGCAGCGGGGCGAGGCGCTGGTGGTGGACGGTCAGCCCACCAGTGAGCCGGAAGCTCAGGGGTGGGGTGGTTGGGGCCCCGAAGGGCCCCGGTGGTTTGCGGTGCGGATCGACGAGCGGAGTAGCGGCGAGCGGAGTAGCGGCGTGCAGCACTGGAGTGCGGAGCAGAGCGGCGGTGAACCTCTCGGCCCGTGAGCACAACCTACGGGCCAGCCCCGCCCCTGCCAGCCTCAGCAGCTCGCATCGTCACAATCCTTCACACTCCCGCGACCTGTTCGATCCGCGCCACCGCCGCGCGGGCCGAATCTTCAATCAAATGCGCATACCGCCGCGTGCTCTGGATGCTGGTGTGCCCCAGCAGCTGGCCCAGCACGTCCAGCCCATGCCCGGCGCTCAGCCCCAGGCTGGCGAAGCTGTGCCGCAGGTCATGCGGCCTGAAGTCCACCAGCCCCACCTCATCCCGCAGCTGCTTCCACAGCGCGTGGTAGCCCCCCAGCGGCCGGCCCGCCAGGTGCCCGGCGATCACCCACTCCCCGCCATCGCCCGGGTGCCACTGGCGCAGCTCCTCCAAGATCTGCACCGCCCTGGGCACCAGCAGCACCCGCCGGGCACGGCCCGTCCGCCGCCCCGTCTTGTGGTGCTGCGGCGGGATGATCAGCCGCCCGCCGGCCCAGTCCACCCAGCTCCACCGCGCGTGCAGGATCTCCCGCAGGCGGCAGCCGGTGAGCAGCAGCAGCCGGATCAGCTGCGCGAACCGCCACCGCAGCGACAGTGGCCCGTCCGCCTCCCACCGCACCAGCGCCTCGCGCAGGCGCACCAGCTCCTCGGTGGTGAGATACCGCTCCCTCGACACCTTCGCCTCGAGCTCCACGCCCAGGCACGGCCGCGGCGCACGGCCATCGGGCCACCAGCCCCACCGCTCGCTTGTCCGCAGCGCCCTGGCGAGCTGCAGCACCGCCGCCCTAGCGACCGGCCGCCGGCCCGATCGGTCATAGAACTCCTGCACCGCCGCCGTGGTGATCCGCACCAGCTGGGTCGTCCCGAACTCCGGCAGCAGGTGGCACTGCCAGATGAAGTCTTCCGTCACCCAGCCCGGCCGGCCCTGGCGCGCCAGCTTGTGCCGCTCGTAGAGCTCCTGTCCGGTGGGCGCCTCCCGCCGCAGCTTCCGTTCCTCCATCGGGTCACCGCCGGCCCGCACCCTGGCCAGCGCCTCCCGCGCCAGCCGGCGGGCGTCATCCGGCGACAGCTCCACCGGCGTGCCCAGCTTCAGGTCGCGCTGGCGGCCGTCGACGCGGTGCCGCAGGTAGTACGTGCGGGCCCCTGAGGGCATCACCAGCAGGCTGAGGCCCGGCACCAGGCTGTCGTTGAGTCGGTAGCGGCGGGCCCGGGGCGTGGCCCCTTCCACCAGGGTCTTGGTGAGCTTCATGGCGATCTCCTGTTCCCACACCGTTCCCACAAACCCGTGGGAACGGTGGGTATTTACCGGAATCTGCCGGGATGGTCCACAGCGGATTCCCTTGATGAATCAGGGCTCTAGGTATCTGGCGGGAACCGTTGCCACTTGAACCAAGATTAAGTAACACGACGCCGAAAAGCCCAGTAATTGCAAGGGCTTAGCGCGATCGAGCCGGAGCCGTTCCCACAGCGTTCCCACAAGAAAAGCCCCGGCTCTCACCCCGGGGCCCGCCTCATCGCGTGGGTATCCCGCATCCAGGCTAGGGCTGGCGGGCAGCGATCGCCACCATCTCCAGCGCCACCAGCTCCGCCTCATCCTTCCGGGTCTGCGCCGGCCCCCAGCGGACCACCAGCCCGTTGAACCACCACGGCGCCCAGAACGAAGCGACGCCATAGGTCACCAGCTGGGCGCCGTAGCAGGGGAAGTCCTGGCCCGCGTATTGCTCCGCTCGGGCGACGGTGGTCATGCGAACCCCACCCACGACGGGTTGCTGCCCAGTCCATCGGCAACGAGAAGGACACCCTTCACCTCGAACCCTTGCAGCCGGGCAACCAGCTCATTGAGGCCTGCCCGCACCTCTGTCACGCCGCCGATGGTCTGGATCGAGTAGACCTGGCCGCTCGCCAACACCAGCCGGTCGTCCTTATCGAAGTCGCCAATCAGCGCAAAGTCCTGGCCCTGCTTGCCTCTGTAGGCTCCACCGATCACGAACGTGTCGCGGCCCTTGCCGCCCCACAGGAAGTCGACCTCGCCGTCACCAGTGGCGCCGATGATGGTGTCGTTGCCATCGCCGCCCCAGATGGTGTCGTTGCCCTTGCCGCCGATCAGTAGGTCATCGCCGGCGAAGCCCACAATCCGATCCGCCTTGCTGCTGCCGACAATGCGATCGGCGCCATTTGTCCCTTGGTAGTTCATCCCTTGCTCTCCTGCACGGTGGTGTCGTTGTTGTAGCGGCCGGTGATCTCGTAGCTCCGCAGCGGCTGGCTGGCCATCTGGTAGAAGGCCAGCTGCCCGATCTTCATGCCATGCCAGATCGGCACCCAGCACAGCTGCCGCGCGTTCTTCAGCTCCAGGGTCAGGCGCGAGCCGCGCCAACCCGGGTCCGCAAAGCCCGCCAGCAGGTGGTTGATGCCCTCTCTCGCGCGGCTGCTCTTGAGCTTGAACTGAGCCGCCACGTCCTCCGGCAGGTAGAACGTCTCCTCGGTCTCCGCGAGGATGAACTGCCCGGGCCACAGCCGGAACGGCCGACGCTTGCAGGTGTGGCGGATGTCGACCACCTCCAGGCGGCGACGAAATGGCCGCTCAACCATGATCCGCGATCCCAGCCGCACATCCAGGCTGGCCGGGTTCACCAGCTCAGGATCGAACGGCTTCACCATTCCGTTCTCGCACCGGTTCTGGATCTGCCAATCAGCGAGCACCGTCACGCCTCCACCTCCTGGCCCTGGGCGGCGAGGTGCAGAGCGGTGTAGAGGCCGTGCTGGGGATGGCTGGGGTCATGCCGGCCATCGGCCGCATAGAGCTCCTCCAGCCGGTCTTGCCGAGCGGTCTGCTCAGCCGGGTCGCATTCAGGATGGGTCATCGCTTCGCAGTGGCGAATGGGACAGGTGGATCTGTGGCAGGCGCCACGTGTTGCCGTGCAGGTCCACGGCCAGGTAGTGCGGGAAGGTCCAGCGCTGCTTCGGCAGCTGCTCGAGGATCTCGACGGTGGATCCCTCAGGCCACCCGCGAACGTGGGCGACGTCTCCCGGCGTGAACCGCCACGGCTGGGCGTTGAGGATGCGGACGGTGGTGCTCATCGGATCGCCCTCACCTCGGTGGTGAGGCCGAAGGCCATCCGCAGCAGCTGCTGCCGCTCGATCGCGGTGTTGAGGTCCGGCGACAGCCAGGCCTTCGCGGGGTCGCTGTCGGCCGCGAGCACCGGTGGCACCACCCAGGAGTCGGGCCCGGGGCCATCGGGGGCGGTCACGTATTGCGTGTGGCGGCCAGAGCCGCGGATCAGGGCGTAGCTCACGACTTGGCCCCCTGGTGGAGCTGCTGGCAGGCGCGGACGCTGCCGGCCTGGCAGCTGTGGTGCGTCATCTGGGTCAGGCTGTCGTTCAGCCCGAACCAGAACGCGGCAGTCATGGCCGCGCATAAGGCAAGGCGCTTGAGGATCGGTCGCATCGTAGGGGTGGTGATCGACGGGTGAATCTTCCTCCCGCCGCTGCAGCAGCGACGAGAGCTGTAACAATCATTGACATTTGCGCTGGTAGTCGTCGCACCAGCGCGCGAACCCTGGCCCTTCCTGTTCGGGGTCAGGCCAGCCCTCGCGGCACCGCTCGCCGCTCCAGTACCGGCAGGTGGTGCACAGCTGCTTGGCGTTGCCAGGCTGCTGTCGCGGCAGGTCCGGCAGCACGTGGGCGTATCTGCGGCCCAACCGCACATTGCTGGCCGTCTGCCGCCTCACGCCAAGCAGCAGGGCCAGCTTGCGGCCCGAGACATCCAGGCGGGTGAGGATCAGCCGCACCTGGTCGGTGGTGAGCCGGCGCTCTCGCACCGCAAGGATGCGGCGCTCCTTTGCGGTGAACTTCGGCGGTGCTGGCGGCTCCGGCCGGCCGCCTTCCCATTCCGTCCAGCGGTTGCCGCAGAGGGTGCTGAGGCAGTGGAAGCGGCGGCGACGGCCGGTGGTGGTGCGCGAACTGTCGGTCATCACGGCGCCGCAGCCGCACTCGGGGCAGGAGTGAGGGGCCATCAGGCTGCTTGCTGATCGCTCCAGGACTGCTCAGCCATCCAGGCCCGCATGGTGGCGCTCACCGGGGTCAGGTCATCGCCGACCCAGATGTGGCAGAGCCACCGGCCGAAGCTGTCTTGCTTCACGGTCTGCACCTTAAGCCGTGGGCCAGCGACCAGCTGGGTGAGCTTGGCCCGCGCTTCAGCCCAGCCGGGCTGCCCGCGCTCGGGCGTGTCCAGCTGCAGCGGGCGCAGAGTCTGCACCGTCTGGAACCTGAAGCCAAGATCGATGGCCACCTGGATGGTGTCGCCGTCGATCACCCGCAGCAGGGTGACGTGTTCGTAGAGGTAGCTCATTGAAAACAGGATGGGGAGTCGGGGGCAGTTTGGCAGCGCTCGATCCGTGCGGCCCAGACCGCGACGGGGAGCACCACCAGGAGGAAGGCGAGCAGGCGCAGGCGAATCGAGAGGGAGCTCACGCCGCCACTCCCTGCCGCTTGGTGCGGCGCTTCGGCCGGCGATGCTGCTCAGGCAGCACCTGGCCCTTGATCCGGGCGTACCTGGCATTCACCGCCGCCCACACATCCTCGTCCTTGAACTCGAAGTGAACGGTGCCCTTTTTGTACGGGCGGAACCGAAAGAAGCCCCAGTCGTACCAGAGACCAGGCGTGTAGAGGTTGTCACCACGTTCTGGCTGGGCCACCTCCTCAAAGGGCCGGCCGGTGATGAAGCACAGCGCCTTGATCAGGTCGCGGATCTCGTCGCTCTGGCTGCCATAGGTCTTCACCCGCACCATGCTCGGATCGCTCCAGCTCGGTTCTGCCATGAAGGCCCGGATGAATCGGCGGTTCAGCATGTAGCCCGAGTTGGTCACCCAGCCCTCCACGCCATAGCGGTTCTCGGCCGTGTGGGGGGTCAGGCTGTCGATCGCCTCCTCCACCGCACGATCGACGCGCTGCTCCTGCGTGCCGGCGACGATCTGCAGCATCCGGTAGATGTTCCGCTCCGTGAACGGGATCCTGGACTGCTTCTCCACGAACTGGTTGATGTCCTTGGCCAGCTGGCTGGTGGCCATCTGCGCCGGCAGGAACTCAGCGAAGACGTGCTTCCAGGCGGCTTTCTGCAGCTCCTTCCTGAACCGGTTGCGGGCCACCGGTGCGCCCTCCATGGTGACCTGCAGGCCGAGCTCCTTACCGAAGAACCCATCGAGCACGTTGTGCAGCCTGGTGGCGGCCGCCACCTGCTCGTCATAGATCCGGCAGGCCTCGACGTAGCGGTTCACGATGTCCCGGCTGCGCCGGTAGGGGATCAGCCCCTGGCCCTCGGCCTCGAGCTCGTCAGGCCCCAGGAAGAAGCCCTCGAACTCATCGGCGTTGCCGCGGCTGCCTGGCTTGGTGAGCCGCACCAGCCCGACGCAAACCTGGGTCGGGCGCTCGGCAGTGCTGAAGCACTCGCCGATGTTCTCCTTGCTGCCGTAGGCCTCGACCAGCTTGGCCAACTGGAGCTGCAGCCGCCGGTAGGTGCCCTCGCAGGTGTTCCAGTTGCAGAGCGCTACGATCTCGCAGCCGGGCGGTGCGATCTCCCAGGCGTGGAGGATGTGGGCCTCATCCGCCGAGAAAGGCGGGTTCATCACGATCAGGTCGATGTGCGACACGTCGGCCGCGTGGACCTGCAAGAAGTCGGCGTAGCTGTGGGCTGGCGTGGCGTCGCGAATGCTGCTGAGCATGTCCTGCAGCTGCGGCTCCTTCTCGCACCACAGCACTTCCGCAGCACCACGGTCCAAGCACTCGCGCACCAGGTTGCCGCTGCCGGCGCTGGGCTCCAGCACCGTCTTGCCCCGCAGATCGAGCGGGTCGAGCATCTCGGCCGCCACCTCCGGCGGCGTTGGGTAAAAGTCGGGGTTGAACATCAGAAGTGCGCCTCCGGGTCGCCGTTCGCCTGCTGCAGCTCGGCCTCCAGCTGGCGCACCCGCTGCTCAGCCTGCGCACGGAGTCCATGGGGCGTGGCCCCGTTGGGCTGGGTCACGGTGACCAGGATCCGACCCTTGGGGGTGTCAAAGGTCAGTTCCATGTAGTTCGGGGCGTCCTTGCCCTTCTCCTCCATCAGGCCCAGGAACATGCCGGCAAGCAGTTGCGGTCCACTGCCCTTCATGCCGACGGTGAGCCCAGTTTCCCGGCCAATCTCGATGCCGGTCAGCATCGGATTGTCGAGCACCTTTTCCAGCCGCTCATTACTGCGCTCCAACCGGCGGATAGTGCGCCAGGGAGCGAGCAGGCGGGCGAGGGTGCGGAGAACAGTGCGAGTCATGCCGCCAGCCCCCGCATGTGGGCCTCGACTAGATCGAGGATGGTCTGCGGCACGATCGGCACCCGTGGCACCCACCGCTGCGGATCCCACCCGTCGGGTGTCCACCGGGCGTTCTGATCGAGCAGCTTGCGCACCGCGCTGTACTTCACGAACTGCACCACCATCGGGTCGGTGACCCTGCCCGGCTGGCGCTCGATGCGCCAGCGAGCGTCCTGGATGAGCACCTCAGACATGGGCCACCTCCTGCTCTGCTGCGCGGGGCTTGCCCAGCAGCTCCAGGCGCTGCACCAGCAGCTGGACGCCTGGCTTGCGCTGGCGGATCGGCGGCAGCTCGGCGATCACGCCGATCAGGCTGTCCTCGTCCATCGACTCGAACTTCTCCAGCGCGGCCGGGGTGCTGGCCTTCATCTGGAAGTCGATCAGTCCTTGATCCTTGCGGTTGATCGTCAGCGTGAAGGTGCCGACGCCATCGGTAAAGGCCAGGCTGGATGCCCGGCCGACCAGGGTGAGTGTCTCGCGTGCCATGGAAGGGGTGGCGGTAGGGGTGGAAGGGGTGGCGCTCAGGGCATCACGGCCCACAGGTCGCACATGTAGGGGCTGCTCAGCGGAGCCGTGTCGCGGAGCTCCTCGATCTTCGCCTTGGCCCAGCGCTTCGCTTCGCCGTAGGTCATCGACGGCGAGAAGATCGTGAAGTCGAGGTAGTCACCGCCGTTGCGCTTGGCGTGGGGGCAGAATGCCCAGCTGCCGCGGCCGCGAGGCGAGCGGCCGTGCTCGTGCCGGTAGGTGGAGGTTTCGAAGTACATCGCGGTCGGTGCGGGGTGGTGGCCTGTCCGGCCATGTGTCAACACTACCGGCCGCCATCGCCCAGCCCGGCGGGGTCGTCACAACTGTTCACAAACGGCGTGCCGGCCAGCTCGTACTTGCCCATCAGCACCTTGATCCGCCCGCTTAGGAAGTTCCGCAGCGTCCCAGGGTGGATCTGGTGCCGCGCTGCCCACCGGTCCTGCTCGCCTACCAAAATCTCCACCGTGCTGGTGCTCGTCCCCGAGCCGTACCGATACCGCAGGCGCCAGCGCGGATAGTCCCTGGCGCGGTTCGGCTGGTCCTCCACCCCCTGCCGGATCCACCAGATGTAGGTCCCGCCCGCCCCATAGCTCAGGTACTCGATCAGCCCACGCTTCCGCAGCCGCAGCATGGATGTGCCGAAGTTGGGACGGGCCTGGCCGAACTCGTCGGCCAGATCCAGCTGGCGATACCAGCCCGGCCCGAGCAGCGCCAGGTGGAGGAAGTTGGCCACGTCCAGCGATCGGTGATGCTGACGCAGCCAAGCCATGAACTCCCGGTCAACTGGGATCACCCTGCCCTCTCCGCCATGCGGCGACCACCTGCAGCAGCTTCTGCTGGATCAGGTGGTCGCTGTGAACGATGCCTGAGGCGTCGCCCACCGTGATGAGGATGGCGCCATCGGGCAGGGTAGTGAGCTCCGCGACTGGCGGCTCAGAACGGGATGTCATCCTCCATCGGCGATGGTGCAGGCGCTGGAGCAGCGGCCGGCGACTGCCACACCGGAGCGGCCGCCGGGGCAGGTGCCCCTGCAGCCGGGGCAGCTGCAGGGGCTGGTGCTGCAGCAGCCTGGGCGGCCGGCTCCTGCAGCAGTCTCCACACCTCGGGCTTCACGATCAGATCCGTGCGCACCTCGCCCTCCCTGGTGTTCCACCTGTTGGTGCTTACCCGGCCCACCACGTCCACTCGGCTGCCCTTGCGGCACTGATCCGCAAACGCCTGGGCCTGCTCGCCCCACACCTCGATGGTGAACCAGTCCGGCTCCTGCCCGTCGCCGCGCTTGGCGCCCGGCCTGTTGATCGGCATCCGTGCCTTCGCCACCACCGACCCGCTCTCCAGGTAGCGGATCTCTGGGTCAGCGGCCAGGTAACCGATGAACCGGTGGCAGCTGGCACGCAGCACAGCAGCGACGATCTCTTGTCCAGTCATGAGGATGATTGCGATTGGTCGGCGCCCAGCCACTGCTGGCTGAGCTTCTCGAAGGCGGCGATGCCTTCCGTTGGGTAGAGCACCTTGGACCCGATCCGCACAAACGGCGGACCCTTGCGGCCATGCCGCCAGTTGGCCAAGGTCTGCTCACTCAGCCGCCACCTACTGGCGACTTCCTTGCTTGTGAGGTACGCGCGCTCACTCATTCACTCCTCCCATCACGCGAATGGATCCTCCACCACCTCGGCCGCTTCTGCGACGGCTGCTGGTTCCTCCACGGTGGCCTCGGGCTCCGGTTCAACTTCCACAACCTCTACAGGCGCAGCCGCCGCCTGGATCTGTTCGTTCAGCTGAGCGACCACGTTCGCGGATGAACTTCCTGTGATGCTCCGCACGCTGACGTTCTCGATCTCGTCCTTCACGCCCAGTCCGAACAGCACCTCCGGCATGTAGAGGTTGATCAGCCGCGTCGCTGCACGCCAGCGGAGCATCTGCTCGGGGATCGACTTGTACTTGCTGTTGCGGGTCCAGCCGTCGGCCTGGGCCTCCTTCATCGAGACGGTGGCGGTGATCACCTCGCCTGTGCCGGCCAGCACGGCGCTGGCGGTCACCTCCAGCGCATCGCCGGTGCCCTTCGACTTCCAGGTGATCGGGCTCTGGAGCAGGCCCGACTTGTTGGCGCGGCTGATGGCAAACCGGGCGCTGGTGCCCGGCCGGCCGTTGATCACGGTCACCTCTTGGAACATCACCATCGGGTGCTCACCCAGCTGCTGGGCGTACATCAGGGCCACCATGCAGCTCTCGGGCTTGCCCTGGAAGTGAGCCGGCACCATGCCGGACATCGAGAAGGCCTTGGCGACGCGCCAGAGGTGCTCGAAGGCGGCCCCGTCGTGCAGGAACGCCAGGGCGCCAGGCGCCTGCTGCTGCTGGGTCGTGGTCGTGAGTGCGGTCGATTCAGTCATTGGCTTGTTGCGAAGGGCTCTCAGTTGTGGGCTTGTTGGTGGTGGTGTCTTCGATCGCGGCGGCGCGGACCGTCTGTTGCTCTTGCTCGGTCATGGCCAATCCGCAGGGATCTCCCGGGGCGGCGGGAACTCCGGCTTTGGCGGCTCGACGCCTGGGATTGGGCGGTAGCCGGAGCCGGAAGATGCGATGGTGAGGTCAATCGTGCGGCGGCGCCGGCGGCGCTGCCGATCTTCGTGATCCCAGGCCATCTTCGTCAGGCCTAGGCCCATGAGAAAGCCGGGCATGTAACCGGCGATGAAGCCCTGGTGGTACTCGCTCAGTTCAATCACGGCACCACCCCGGCAAGTCGATCGGCTCCTGCACCAGGTCGCCGTAGCCAGGCCACACGCCTGACGCCCAGCACTCAGCCAGCAACGTCATCGCCGCCTCGATCCGCCGCTGGCCAGCAGCGATCAGCGCACCCGACGCCGGGTAGACCGCTACCGCATAGGGGCGCTCACTCTCGATCGCCAGCGACAGGAACTGCTCGGCCTCCAGCGCGCCCTGGTTCCAGGCGGCCTGAACGTGATAGTCGTAGTTCGCGATGCTTTTGGCGAACTCCTCCCGGCTGGCGTCCCTGGTGGTCTTCACGTCAACCACCAGGCGGCGGTCCTCGCTGTGCCAGTCGGGCCTGGTCTTGCACTCCAGCCCCGTGGCCGGATCCTTCCAGGTGTAGGACGGCTCACGCCGGCCGGGCAGCTCCAGCAGAAACTTCGCCGCCGGGTGCTTGTGCACCGCATCGGCCATCCGCCGCACCCGATCCGCATCGTCGGGCGTCAACACAATCTTGCCGGCGCTCTCGCGCTCGAACTCGGCCGCCAGCTCTTTGCCGACCTTGGTGCGACGGTCAAACGTGTGCGGCGGCACCGCCACGGTGGCGTCCCACAGCTCAGGCTCCAGCACTGCAGTGTGCAGCGCCGTGCCCACCTGCATCGCAGGCGTGGGCTCCTTCTTCTCCCGGTCCTCGGCCAGGAACTGGTCGAAGTAGTGCAGCGGGCTGCGGGCCAGCACCTTGATCTGGCTCGGGCTCACCGCCTTCAGCGCGTGATAGGCCTCGTTGCTAAGGCCTGGGTGGTGGATCAGCTCAGGCATCAGAATGGCACCTCGGTCAGCTCAGGGATGATGCGGCACTCAGCCACGTAGGTGGTGCCGTAGCGGCTGCGGACGCGTTGCTGCTGCTGCAGCACAGCCTGAAGGCTGCTGCCCTCGGGGATCTGGGTCTCGAACACGATCGGATTGCCGTCGGCCTTCCCGCCACTGTCATCGCCGACCACCAGAACGTAGAAGGGCGCCGCTCCGGTGCGGATCGCTTCAGGGATCTCGGTGCGCTCGAGTTCGTCAAGCACCTTGACAGGCTCGGGCTCGGGAACAGCAGGGGTTTCTTGGTAGGAGGAATGGAGGCCCCTGCACCTCCAAGGAGTTCCAGCGCCAACAAGGGACCAGTGGACCAACGCGCCTAAGTCCTCTTCTGGCCTTTGCCGCACAAGCACATCTCCATCGGAATCCCCATCCACCTCAGTCGGCGGACGGTCAGTGATCCAGTGAGCCATGGGTGTGGATGTCGGGGACAACCCGACACTACCGGCTTCCCTCTCCATCCCCCTCAATCCCGCTGCTTCCCGTCGCATTTCTTCACAACCCATTGATTTCGCGGGATAATCTGCGATCCTCAGCCACACGTCAACACCTAATCTGGGTTGCCTATGGCTGTTTCCCTCCGCCCCTTCCAGGCCACCGCTGTCACCGAGATCCGCGGCGCCTACATGGCCGGCCACCGCCGCGTCCTGTTCGTGCTCCCGACCGGTGGCGGCAAGACCTTCACCTTCGTCTACATCGCCGAGCAGGCCGCCATGCGCGGCAACCGGGTCTGCATCCTGGTGCACCGCCAGGAGCTGGTGGACCAGTCCAGCCGCTCACTTCACGCCATCGGCTGCAACCACGGCATCATCGCCAGCGGCTACCGGCAAGACCTCAGCCACACCGTGCAGGTGGCCAGCGTCCAGACCCTGGCCCGCCGGCTTCACACCCTGCCGCCCGACTTCTTCCAGCTGCTCATCGTCGACGAGGCCCACCACGCCGTCGCCGGCACCTGGGCCAAGGTGCTCGCCGCCATGCCCCGGGCTCACGTGCTGGGGGTCACCGCCACGCCGGAGCGGCTCGACGGCCGCGGCCTGGGCGACCAGTTCGAGACCCTCATCGAGGGCCCCGACGCCGGCTGGCTCACCGAGCAGGGCTTCCTGGTGCCCGCCCGCATCTACGCACCGCCGGGCCTCGACCTCTCCGGCATCAAGCGCTTCGACACCCGCAAGGGCCACGACGAGGCTGAGCAGCGCCTGCGCCAGGGCCAGGCCATGGGTGATGCCGTCTCCCACTACCGGCGCACCATCGCCGAGCACCACAACGGCACCGCCATCGCCTTCTGCGTCTCCGTGGCCCACGCCGAAGCCGTAGCAGAGGCCTTCCGCGAACAGGGCATCGCCGCGGCCATGCTCGATGGCTCGATGGACCGGGGCCACCGCCGCCGGCTGATCAACGACCTCGGCACCGGCACCCTCAAGGTGCTCACCTCCTGCGACATCGTGAGCGAGGGCACCGACATTCCCTCCGTCACAGGCGCGATTCTCCTCAGGCCCACCGACAGCTTGGGCCTGCACCTCCAGCAGGTTGGCCGCGTCCTGCGCCCCTGCCCTGGCAAGGAGTGGGCAGTGATCAACGATCACGTGGGCAACAGCCACCGCCACGGCCTGCCCACCGACCCCCGCGACTGGTCCCTCGAGGGCCGCACCAAGCGCGGCAAGCGGGCGCCCTCCGACGCCCTCCCGGTCCGCGTCTGCCCCAGCTGCTTCTCAGCCCTGCCCAGCACCCTCCAGGTCTGCAGTGAGTGCGGCCATCAGTTCGAGGCCCCGCGCCGCGAGCTGGTTACCGTCGACGGCACCCTCCAGGAGCTCCCGGCCTCCGTCATCGCCCGCCGCAAGCGCACCGAGGTGGCCAAGGCCCGCACCCGCGAGGAGCTCGAAGCCATCCGCCTCGAGCGCGGCTATAAGCCAGGCTGGACCGATCACATGCTCAGGGTACGGAGCAACTATGGCGCGTTCCGATGAGGCGGCGGTCTCCAACGCCATCCAGCTCAGCCTTCGGGGCGAGCCCGTCCGCCTGCTTCGAAACAACGTCGGCGGCCTCAAGGACAGCACCGGCCGCTTCGTCGCCTATGGCCTGGGCTCTCACGGCGGCAAGGTGCTCCGAGGCCCATCCGACCTCATCGGCTGGCGCACCATCACCATCACCCCCGACATGGTGGGCCGGCAGGTCGCCGTCTTCGCCGCCGTCGAGGTCAAGGACCGCGCCAAGGCCACGCCCGAGCAGGAGCAGTTCATCGCCCAGGTGCAGTCCGCCGGCGGCCTGGCCGGCGTGGCCCGCTCCGTCGAGGACGCCCGCGCCATCCTGCGCCTGTGACGAACCGTTACCAACGCCAGGCCAGCACCCTCACGCGCCCATAGGGTGGGCCCGCACTGCCTTCTCCTCCATGGGCCTCGACCCCGCAGCCACTGCGCTACACCGCCTCCGCAAGCTCTACGCCGACGCTCACCACTGCGAGCCGCCCACCGATCAACACGCCCTCGACTGGGCCCGCAAGCCCGAGCTCTGGGCTGAGCATCAGATCCGCTACCGCGGCTGGGGCTACATCGTCACCGAGGCCACCGTCCGCGAGGCCCGTCGCCTCAGCAACCGCCTCGTCGCTGCCGACCTCCCCCTGCAGCAGGAGGGCCCCGCCGCATGAGCACCCCCACACCCGACAACCAGGCCGCCATGGTGGCCGAGCTCCGCAGCTCCATCGCCTTCACCGCCGGCGCCGGCCACAAGGCCCGCCAGGTCGCCGAACTCCTCCGCTCACGCGCCACCCAGGTGCAGCAGCTCGCCGACATGCTCGGCAAGCACCGCTCCCACAGCGGCTATTCCATGCTCACCACCGAGCTGCGCCGCCTGGCGGACCAGATCGAGGAGATGCCCTGATGTGCTCCACCGGCTTCGGCCGCCGTCAGCCGCCACCACGCACCATCCAGGTCTGGTTCAGCCTTTACCCCCGCAACGACGAAGACCACCCGCTCGCCATCAACCGCGTGTCCATCCCATGCGCCCACGGCCAGGACCTGGCCCGCCTCGCGGTTCAACACGCCCGCGACATCCTCGCCGAGCAGGCCGAGATCTTCGAGGTGATCGCTCACCGCGGCCCCTCAGCAGTCCCCGCCCATGGTGACGACGTGCTGGCCCGGGTCTGCCGTGAGCCGTTCCGCCTCTCCCGGAGGCTGGGATGAGAGACATCATCGAAGCCGCCCGCGGCCGCTGGCCTGACCTGCTCTCGGCGATCGCCGGCCTCTCCGCTGACCAGCTCACCGACGAGCATCAGCCCTGCCCTCTCTGCGGTGGCACCGATCGCTACCGCTTCGACGACCTCGACGGCTCCGGCTCATGGTTCTGCAACCAGTGCGGCGGCAAGGACGGCCGCGGCGGCGCCGGCAACGGCATGGACCTGCTCATGCGCCGTACCGGCCTGCCCTTCGCCGACGCCGCACGCCGCATCGAGCAGCACCTGGGCCTCCCACCCGAACCCACCGGCAAGCGCCGCACCAAGCCTCACCGCATCCCCGAGACACCACCACCTGACGCCCCCCCGCCGGCCATGGGCCGAGCCGTCGCTCAGTGGTGCTACCGCGACGCCGCTGGCAACCAGCTGTTCTGGATCCAGCGCCTCAACCTCCCCCCCAAGGACGGCAAGCCCGCGCGCAAGGTCTTCATCCACCGCGTCTGGCTCGATGGCGGCTGGCACTACCCACGCAGCCGTGGTGAGAACGCCGACCCGTTCACCTGCGAGTGGCCCACACCACGCCCCCTCTACAACCTCCACCTTCTGGCTCAGCGGCCCGACGCGAAGGTGCTGGTGGTCGAGGGAGAGAAGGCGGCCGACGCCGCCGCGGCCCTGTTCCCCCACGCCGTCGTCGTCTCCTGGCCCAACGGCTCGAAGGTGATCGACCTCATCGACTGGGCCCCCCTTCACGGCCGCGACGTCATCCTTTGGCCCGACAACGACGACCCCGGCCGCGAGGCCATGGCCCGCGTCGCCGCCCGCCTCATCACCGCCGGCTCCACCGTCCGGGTCGTCAACCCGCCTGCAGACCTGCCCGACGGCTGGGACGTGGCAGACGCCACATGGACCGCACAAGAGGCCGCGGCATTCGTCAGGCAGCACATCACCCAGGCCCAGCAGGTGCTCGAGGCCTGGCAGCCACCTGCGCAGCAGAAAACCGGGCTCCTTCCACAGAACCCGGCCGTTCCCCTACACCCGACAGAGCAACCAGCACCTGCCGACCCGGATCCTATCAAGCCGGCTGCCGGTGGCTACTTCACCTGCCTCGGCTTCGATCACGACGCCTTCTACTACCAGCCCCACCGCACCGGACAGGTCGTTCGCCTCTCCCGCAGCTCTCACACCGGCACCAACCTGGTGGCGCTTGCTCCCCTCGGCTATTGGGAGACCCTCTACCCAGGCAAGTCGGGCCCGAACTGGACCGCCGCCGCATCCCAGCTGTTCGAGGACCAGGCCAAGGTCGGCATCTACTCCCCGGAGCGCATCCGTGGCCGCGGCGCCTGGTGGGACCAGGGCCGATCGGTCCTTCACCTCGGCAATCGCCTCGTCGTCGACGGCGCCGAGCGAGACATCACCGATCGCCTTGACGGCAGCCCATTCCTCTACCAGCGCCTCAGCTCCCTGCAGGGCCCCGCAGGCGCCAGTCCTCTCACCGACGAGGAGGCCTACGTGCTGTGGGAGATCGCCGAGCGCTTCCACTGGGAGGTGCCAGCATCCGGCCTGCTGCTGGCCGGCTGGGTCACCCTCGCGCCGATCTGCGGCGCCCTGCCTTGGCGCCCTCACGCCTGGCTCACCGCTGCAGCCGGCTCCGGCAAGTCCGCCATCCTCGATCGCTACGTGACCCCCCTCCTGGGTGACATGGGCCTGATCGTCGCCGGCAACACCACAGAGCCCGGCATCCGCCAGGCCCTTCGCGCCGATGCTCTCCCCGTCGTCTTCGATGAGGCCGAATCCAACGAGCGCACCGATCAGCAGCGTATGCAGGCAATCCTCGGCCTGGCCCGGGTGGCCAGCAGCGAGAGCAAGGCCCACACACTCAAGGGCACACCAGAAGGGGACACCCAGCGCTTCACGATCCGCTCAATGTTCCTGATGAGCTCGATCGCCACCAGCCTCAAGCAGGGCGCCGACAAGAGCCGCTTCGCACAGCTCACCCTTCGCAACCCCACCGAGCTGCCCAAAGCCGACCGCACAGCTCACTGGGAGGCCCTCGACCGCGACCTCGATCGCTTCATCAGCGAGGAGACCGGCCGCCGCCTCCAGGCCCGCACCATCACCCTCATCCCCACTATCCGCGCCTCCATCCGCGTCTTTTCTCGCGTGGCCGCCGAGCGCTTCGACTCCCAGCGCCTCGGGGACCAGTACGGCACCCTCCTGGCCGGCGCATGGTCACTCCAGAGCCCTCAGGTCGTCTCCGACGAGCAGGCCTGCGCGCTGATCGACCAGAACAACTGGGAGCCCTACAGCCAGGCCACCGAGATCCCCGACGAGCGCCGCTGCATCCAGCGCATCCTCCAGCACCAGGTCCGCGTCGACGGTGACAAGACCGTGACCCGCTCGATCGGGGAGCTGGTCGAGATCGCCCTGCACCGTGATCACGACTTCCACATCGATGCCCCCCTGGCTCAGTCCACCCTCGGCCGGAACGGCATCAAGGCCGAGGAGTGGGCGGTCATCATCAGCAACAACGCCGAGGCCATTGCCTCCATCCTCCGCGACACGCCCTGGTCGAACTGCTGGCCCACCGTCCTCACCAGACTGCCCGGCGCGACCAAAGCAGGCTCGATCTACTTCCGCGGCGCTGGTGCAACCAGTCGAGCCGTGAGAGTGCCCCTTGATGCAGTCGATCGGGCCGATCCGCCGTGAGAAGACCCCAAAGCGTGAGAAGCGCGTGAGCCCCAGATCCCTTGCAGCGCATAGGGTCTGGGGCTTTCTCACGTTCTCACGCTCACCGCCGGGAGAGAGCCCCCTATAGAGAGAGAGTATGTGTGTGTGTAGAGAGGCTCCTTGTATGTATCTGTATTCCTGAAAAGGTGTTACAACGTTACAGAGGGGGGCAGACCGCCTGCGGCGCAGTCGGTTTCGGGTGTAACGCACCCTGTTACAGCGCGTTACAAGCGTTACAGCCCTAAAGTGACCCCATGCCCCTCACCGAAATCAAAGCCCGGTTCACGCCGGCCGACCTGGCGGCCATTGATGCCGCCGCCGCAAGCCATGGCATCAGCCGGGCGGAGTACATCCGCCGCCGCGTTACCGAATGCGACGACATGCCGCTGGCGCTTTCGACCATGGCGTACCATCGCCTCGTGACGGATGCCGCTCGTGAGATGCGCGCCGCCATTCCACGCCACCACATCGAACACCTTGTCGCTTATGTCATCACCCACCTCGGACGATCCGATCGTCATCAGCCCGCGGCAGACGCCCGTGATCAATCGCCTGCATGATGCGCTGGAGATGGCTCGCGCCTACGCCGCTGCCATCCGCGACAACGCACAAGACGAGCGCCTGCGCATCCCGGCTGAGCTGGTCGCATCCTTCACCGAAGATCTCGACGCCATCGCCGCTGCACTCCACACCGCCGCCACCCTGTGAAGCTCACCGCCACGCAATCCGACCTCTCGCGCTTGCTGCGCATCGTTGCGCCAGCGGTTGGTGCCAGCTCCAGTCATCCAGTGCTCGGCTGCGTCCTGCTGCTGGCTGAAGCCGGCAAGCTCAGCGCTCAGACCTACAACCTCGATACCGGCATTACCGCCCATTGCGTCGCCGCTGTCGATACCGCCGGCTCGATCTGCCTGCCGCATCGCCTGCTAGCCGGCATCATCGACCGCTTGGATGACAGCGAGGCCGTCACCATCACCGCCGATGGCGCCCTCTCCGCTCGCAGCGGCACCTACCAGCTGCCGCCCACGCCCGCAGCGGACTTCCCCGACCTGCCGGCGATCATCACCAAAGGTCAGCCGCTGACCCTGGGAGCCGCATCGCGCGCGGCGCTGCTGTGCGCCTCCACAGACGCCTCTAAGGCCGTCCTGCAGGGCGTCAGGGTGGCCGATGGCCATATCGCCGCCGCGGACGGTCACAGGCTCGTGCGGTGGCCCCTGGAGTTGCCTGACGGTCTGGCTGTGACGCTGCCGGCCGCTACGGTCAAGCTAATCGGTGACCAACCCGCCGTGATCGCCACCGACAAGGCATTTGCCAGCATCTGCCTGCCGGACTGCACCATCCACAGCCGCATCCTCGACGGTGCATACCCCGCTGTGGCGCAGCTGATCCCTGATACCTTCAAGCACACGGTCACAGCCGACCGTCACCGCCTGCAGCGCGCGCTGCAGCGCGTCGCGTTGATCGCTGAGGCTCACAACAACGTGGTCAAGCTCACCGTGGCCGATGGTCAGCTCACCGTCGCAGCTGATGCTGATGGCCGCAACGGGCGTGAAACCATGCTCGTGGATGGCCCGGACTGCAACTGGGCATTCAACGTGCGCTACCTGCTCGATGGCATCAAGGTGCACCGCGACGCAGGTACGGTTACACTGTCCGGCAACAGCCCAACCACGCCGGTTATCATGCGATCCGATAGCATCGCCGCTATCTACCTTGTCATGCCAGTACAAGTCCGCGAGTGAAACCAGCCCGTCGTCATTACAAGCTCAATGATGATGTGATAAAGAAGGTGCGCTTTCTCGCTGAGTTTGGCGCACCCCTTGAGCACATCGCGCCGGCGGCTGGTGTTTCGTTTAGGGCAATGTTGCAATGGTTGGATAACGCAAAAGGCGAAAATCCAACCCCTGAGGAAATGCGGCTTTTGCAGGCAGTTAATGATGGCCGCGCCGCAGGTGGTATGCGGCTGATGGGAAAGATCGCTGAGCAAGCTGAAAATGGGGACATCAAGGCATCTACATGGATGCTCACTCACGCCCCTGCATTCCGCAAGCACTACAGCGACAATGCAGCCGTCACCAGAGCCCGGCAGGAAGGCATTGAAGCCGCCGTGCAGGCTATTGCAGAAGCCGGCCTGACACCAGAGCAGGAGCGGGATCTGCTGCTGCGGATCACGGCGAAGACTGGGCATAATGCCTCGCCTAGCTGACCCGATCACCGCAAGGCTGGCGGCACTAGACCTGCAGCAGCATGGGCGCACGGAGCTTGATCTCTCCGAGCGCCTTTCTGCTATCCGCGCTGATCTACATCCTGGTCAGCTGGCCTTTGTGGATGACAGCAGCACCGAGATCCTCGGCGTATCAGCTGGCTACGGCGCTGGGAAGACGCGCAGCCTATGCGCCAAGGCTGTGATGCTCGCCGCGGCCAATCAGGGCTTCATTGGTGCCGTGATGGAGCCCACTGGCCCGCTGATCCGCGACATCTGGCAGAACGACTTTGACGACTTCCTAGAGGCGTACAGCATTCCGTACAGCTTCCGCGCGTCGCCACTGCCGGAGTATGTGCTGCACCTACCTGGCGGTGATACCAAGATCCTGTGCCGCAGCTTCGAGAACTGGACGCGGATCATCGGCTTGAACCTTGCGTGGGTGCTGGCTGATGAGATCGACACGGTGGCGCCAAGCATCGCCAGCAAGGCATTTCCAAAGATCCTCGGCCGCTTGCGGTCTGGCAACGTGCGCCAGTTTGGCGCAGCATCCACGCCTGAGGGCTTCCGCTGGATGTGGAGCACCTTTGGCAGCGATGAAGCCAAGGCCCGCCCTGATCGAAAGCTGATCAGGATGCGCACCGCGGATAACCCGCACCTGCCGGCGGATTTCATCGAACGGCTGCAGGCGAACTACGATCCGAGCCTGTTGCGTGCATACCTCGATGGTGAGTTCGTCAACCTCACTACGGGGCAGGTATATGACAGGTTTGATCGCGCAAAGCATGTCTATGCAACGCTGCCTGACATCACAGGCCAGCCGCTAAGGATCGGCATTGACTTCAACGTCGGCAACATGAATGCCGTCATCGCAATACGTGATGCCAAGCGGTTGATCGTGTTCGATGAAATCGCCGCCGCGCATGATACCGATGCGTTAGCGCAGGAGATCCGCAGGCGGTATCCAGACCATCGCCTGTACGGCTACCCCGATGCCAGCGGCGGCAACCGCAGCACAAATGCAACGCAGACCGACATTCAGATCCTGGAGGGTTACGGCATCAGCAACCAGTCGCCGCGGTCCAATCCACCGGTGCGTGATCGCGTGGCAGCTGTGCAGGGGTTACTGGAGAACGGCAAAGGCGAGATCCGCCTGCAGGTGCATCAGTCCTGCAAGCGGCTGATCGAGTGCCTAGAGCTGCAGTGCTACGCCGAGAATGGCGAACCAGATAAAGATGCCGGCTTTGACCACAGCAATGATGCGCTGG